ATTGCTGCGGCCAGTGCCGTGCTGTGACGCACCGTGATGACGTGCGTCTGACCGCTTTGCATTTGCGATGCCGCAAGGCGCTCATTGCTGCCCATGGGACGGATGGCGGCCCACACGGTGGCGACATCATCGAAGCTGCCGGGCACGGGCTGGCCGTAGTCATCAACGGCGTTTCCGGGCTTTTGCAGCGTGATGCGCTTTGTGAGAGTGCCGGCTGGCATCAGTACACCTTGAACCGGTCAAGCAGCGAATCAGCGAAGCGGTCAGACAGCGCGGCCACTGACACACCGGTCTGCACGCTCTCGCGATTCGCGTACAGCGTCCCGATGGTCAGCAGCAGCCATGCCTTGATGCCGTAGGGCACGGCGGCTTGCTGGGCGGCTTCATTGCCTGCGCTGTAGCCTGCGGTGTAGTTGATCCACACCGAACCCGATCCACCGCGCACGGTGGGCCATGTTTGGCCTGGCACCAGACAAACCTTGTCGCCAGCCAGTTCATAGACCGATGTCGCCAGCGTCTGCGTGGCGCCGTCTGCGTCCTTGTATTGCACCGCCTGCACCGCCTGCACCTGGGGCCATGGCAGCGCGATTTCGTCGGCGAAGTCGTCAACCGTCAGCTTCCACGCCTGGGCCATGAGGCTGCGTCTGGTGATTTGCTGGCAGGTGTCCACGGCTGCGCCGATGAACGCCGCAATAAGCGCATCCTCGTCCGTGCCGTCAACGCGCAGGTGCAGCTTTGCCTCTGTGAGCGTCAACGGCAGATAGGCCGGTGGGGTGGTTTGGGTGACGATCATGGTGTCCTTGTGATCTGCAAAGCGCCCGCTTGGGCGGGCGCTTCACGCATCAGACGGCGCCAGACAGGGCCAGGTGGCCCTTGACGATCACCGCGCCAGCGGCAATCGAGGTGCCGCTGTTCTTGGTGATGACCACACGGACGTAGCGCTTTCCGCCTCGGTACCCGACCGCATACGACGTGTCAGCGGCCAGGGTGGCGGGGAAGGCGCCCAGCAGGTCGTCCCCGCTGGCAGCGGCGTCGCCGGACAGGTCAGACGCATCGCCGTGGCGCAGGCTGATGGTGTAGTCACCAGAGCCAGCGATGGCGCCCGTGTTGACGATGACCGTGGCAGAACCGGCGCCCTGCAGGTCGATGATGGATGCGTCTGCCTTAGTGGCGGAGTGCACAGCGGGAGACAGGGCGAGAACCGCCGCGATGTTGTTTTTCAAGTCGGACATGGTTTTGACCTTTCAGAATGTGAAGCGGGCCGGGGATGACCCGGCCCTTGGACTTAAGCTGAGAATTTCAGGAACTTAACCGCTTCGAAGGAGCAAGCTCCGGCTCCAGTGCGCTTCGTGGAGTAGAAGCGGATATAAGGCTTGGCCGTGTAGGGGTCGCGCAGGGTACGCACACCGATGCGGTCAACGATGGTGTAAGCCTCGCGGAAGTCGCCGAAGGCCAGCGACAGCGAGCCCGTGGTGATCGCCGGGATGTACTGGTCGATGCGCACGGGGTAGCCCAGCAGGCGGTCGGGTTGACCGGCTTGCAGGGATGGCTCCCACAGGTAGCGGTCGCTGGTGGCTTCCTTCATCTTGCGAATCTTGGTCCGCACCTCGCGGCGCATCACGAACGATGCGTTTTGCAGGTACTGGTCCTTGAACGCACCGAGCAGGTCTTGCAGCGGGTCAGCCTTGGTGGTGTGGAAGTCGCCATTGGCGCCGGTCAGTACATGCTCGAAGGTGCCCCAGGCACGCGAGCCGTCGCCCGTCGCCGCCGTGGAGTACGCGGCCAGGCCGCGCGGCTTGCCAACGCCGTCGCCGTTCCAGAAGGCGTTGCCTTCGACGCGGGCGAACTTGTCGGCCACCTTGTCGGCCAGCCAGGCTTCCACATCGGTGGCGGCGTCGTCAATCAGCTTCTGCGTGACCTTCGGCTGGGCGTACATCTCGTGTGCCTCGATGCGGTACTTGCCGACCTGCGGGGTGTCTGTGTCGTTGCGCGTGCCCATTTCGGACACCCAGCCTGCATCGGCCTCGTCGTTGTCCACGATGCCTTCCAGCGCGTCGGTGCTGATGGTCACCACGTTGGCCAGTTGGCGCATGGTGGACTGCTCGTACACCTTCTTGACCATGCGGCCCACGGTGGGGGTCGGCAGCAGGTAGCCGCCATCAGGATCGGAACCAGCAGACAGGGCCTTGCGCTCATCGGCGCTCAGGCGCTCGATGTCGCCATGGCGCACCAGCGAATAGAAGGCGCTCTTGTACTGCGCGTAGGCGTCCACGGACACTTCAGCTGGAATGCTGCGGCCCTTGGACTGAAAGTCGGCGCGCAGCATGGCGTTCCATTGCTTGCACTCGGCTTCGGTGTTTTCGTCGCTCTTGGATGCGCCGGGGCGCTGCGATTCGAGGATGAACTTGTCGAAGTCGGCCTTCAGCTCGGCCAGCTTGTCCATTTCGTCACTGACCTTGGCCAGTTTGGCTTCCAGATCTGCCACGGCCTTGCCTTCGGCCTTCGCCTTCAGCAGTTCGTCATTGGTTTTCTTGTGCTCTTCCCAGGCTTTGCCTTGGGCTTCAATCAGAGACTTGATTTCGAGGATGTCGGACATGGTTTACCTTTCTTTGGGCGTAAAAAAACCGCCTCTAGGGCGGTTTGCGGTTGGTGACGCTGGGGTCAGCGCGGTATGTGCTGTTCGCGGGCTTTGAGGGCCTGCGCCAGTTCTGCCAGCTCTGCACTGCCAGCGTCCCGCATGGCAATCAGGCTTTTGAAGCCTTGGTTGATGACAACCAGGGCATCGCTTCGTGAGAGCCCAGCGTCCCGCGTGAGCAGCCTCTCGAAATCTCGTTCTGTCCAGTCGTTTTTGACGGACTCGACGCGCGCCTTGCCGTTGGCGGGGCGCGTAACAATGGACACTTCGATCAGGTCGATGCGTTTGAGCTTGCGTTTCGGGTCTTCCGGCTTGCTGCGCGGCTCCCATTCCTTGGCGATGTAGCCGATGGACATTCCATCAATGGCCGGGCGCGGCGACATCTTCATAAGCGCGTACATTTCGCGTCCGCGCGGCGTGTCTGCCAGTTGCCCGGTGACTTTCAGGCCGTGGCCGTCTTCGGCAAAGTCCGTCCAGACGCCGATGGGCGTCATGTCTTCGGCGCTCATCTGCCAGCCGCCGTGCTGCGACAGCATCGCGGGCCATGGTTGGTTGCCCGCCTTCACATCGGCCAGGAATTTCGAGAACGCACCGGCCTCGATCACGTCGCCATAGCTGTCCACGTTGCCGAACACCGCGCCGTAGCCGGTAAAGCTCATAGCCTGGGCGCCTTCGTCGGCAGCGAACTTCAGTTCACGCAGGTTGCAAGTCAGGTTTTGCATCTTCTTCGTCCTTCGGCGCCGCGTTGCCGGGCACGTTGGTGGGCTTGGGCAGCATGGCCGCGTCGCCGCCCATTGGGTTCAATTCCTCAAGCGCTCTGACCTCATCGGCGGTCATCCACGCTGGTGATCCGCCAGCGCCCAGGGCCTTGGCGAAATACTCGCTGCGGTCCTTGTGCGATCCGCGCATGAGCCCGGCAGCGTTGAACTTGACGAAGTAGCCTTCTGCCACTTCCTTGTCGGTCAGCAGGTGGCACTCTGCGGACTGTTCGATGCGCTCATACCAGGGGCTGAGCGTGTGTACGACGTGCGCCAGGAACATTTGCTCGGCGCTGGCGTAGGTGGCGGCCTTGTCGCTGTACCCGGCCATGATCGGCATGACGCGAAAGGCGCGGCAGACTTCCTCGATCTGGTGCTTTCGCGTCTCCAGAAGTTGGGCGTCAATGCCGGTCATGCTCTGCGGGTGGAACTTCGCGTTTCTGTCCAGCAGCTTTGTTTTTCCCATGTTCGCTGCGCCGTCGAATTCCTTCTCCAGCCAGGCGCGCATGGCCTTGTATTGCTCCGCGTTCAGCGTCCCCTCGACCGAGTAGGTGCCGGAAATCGCAGCACCGTTCTTTTGCATTCGGGCCTGAGACTCTTCGGCAGACATGGCTAGCCCGATGGCTTCGCGGGCCATCTTGACAACATCCAAGCCGCTCACGGCGTCCCAGCTGGGGCCGCGCCAGTGCCATACGGCCTCCTGCGGCACCGTCATGGTCTTGCCGCTGGGCGCCGTGACCTGGTATTCGAGGCGGTAGTTGTCCTTCTGTTTGACCGTGACGGTTCCTGGCGGCAGCGGGATCAACTCGCGCACCTCGCCGCGCATGCGGTTGATGAAGGCGTAAGCGTCGCCTGTCATCGCGCAATGGATTGCCATGGTTTCGCGCAGCTCAAAGCTGGTCATCCACCCGTTGGGCTTGCGGTGCAAAACCCGGAACAGCGGGTGTTCCGTGGCAGGCATAACCTTGTCGCCAATCTGGCGATACACCTTGAATGGCACCTGGGCGACGCCTTCGGAAATCACCCGCACGCAGGACAGCACGGCCGGAACCTCCAGCGCGGACTTGTGCGACACGCTTGCGCCGCTTTTTGTGCCCATCCCCCCAGCCAGCAGCCGGAATAGGTCGAGCGAGTGACGAACCGAGCCGTCCTCGTTCGACTTGCGGCTGAAAGGCCATAGTTTCATGTTGCGAGTTCTTCCCAGAATGATCTTTCGCCCGCGCCTGTCGCGTTGATCAGCCCGGCCGCCATCACAGCGGCGACGGCCAAGTCAATCCGCCCCGTTGCTTTTTCCTTGGACAGCTTGCGGTTTTCCGCTCCGTCCTGCTCAATTACTGCGTTGCTCATGCACCAGTCCAACACCTTGTGCCCGGCGTGGGCAATCTCGCCGTTGAGCAACATGCGCTCGAATGTTTCCAGAGCCGGGCTAAAGTCTTTGTATCCCTGTCCGACCGGCCTCATTTCCGGCAGGCTGATTCCATCATCAGCAGCCAGCGCCATCAAGTCCTCAATGCGCCAGCGGTCATACCCTACGGCGATGATCTCGAAGAAGTCGCACATGGCCGACAGCTTCTGCAGGATCACGCGCTTGCTGATAGCCCGGCCTGGCGTGGTGTCAAGATACCCTTCGGCGCGCCACTGGATGTAGGGCACGCGGTCGGTGTCGGCCTTGCGCTGCAGTTCCACGTCAGGCAACCACGCGAACGGCACCAGCAGCCACGGCTCGCCCGCCTCGATGGGTTCCACCAGGAACACCATGCCCGTCAGGTCGGTGGTGCTGGACAAGTCCAACCCGGCCACCGCCCGCCGGCCGCGCAAGTCCTGCCAGTCGAAATCCCGCTGCGCACCGCGCCACACTTCGCCGCTGATCCAGGGGCTCTCGGCATCCGTCCACTGGCAGAAGTTCAGTCGTCGGACAATCGCTTCTTTGCTGGGCATCCCCTTTGCTTCCACCACCTGCTCACGGATGTACTTCATCCCCGGCAGATCGGCGTCCTGCAATGATGGGTTCGCCTTCGGCCAGCACGACTCGTCCGAAAAGGGATCATCCAATTCATCCAGGCCACAGACAAAAGGAAAGAACGCATCGTCTTCCACCTCGCCCGCCGCAACCTTCGCACCGTATTCGTGATACGACCAGCACGGCCCCATGCGGTTGTGCCCCGCATTGGTAATCATAAAAATCATGGCCTGGCGTCGGCTTTTTGTACCGGCCCGCATCATTTCCACTACCGTGTTCGTCTTGTGTTCGTGCAGTTCGTCAATCAGGCCGATGTGCGGGCGTGGGCCGGATTGCCCATCGTCACTACTGATGGGCCGGAAAAACGCGCCTTGGGCCACGTAGGCAAGGTTCCAGCACCTTTCCCCGGTGCCGCTCTTGGTCAGGCGCTTTGAAAGCTCCGGCGATTGATCCACCATCGCAACGGCGTCACGGAACAGGATCATTGCCTGATCCTTTTTCGTGGCGGCGCTGTAAACCTCTGCGCGTGGCTCGTTGTCGGCCACCAGCCCCTTCATTCCGATACCGGCGGCCAGGGGCGACTTGCCGGAACCCTTCGCGGTTTCCACGTAGGCCACCCGAAAGCGCCGGTAGCCGTCCACACCTTGCCAGCCGAACAGCGAACCTACTACGAATTTCTGCCACGGCAGCAGCTCGAAGGGCTTGCCTTCGAAGTCGCCGCCGTTGAGCTTCAGAACGTCGGCAAAAAATCCCTGTGCCCTTTCAGATTCAGCCACACTCCACACC